TTTTAACCCCTGCTCTGATTGCCGCCATAACTGTATCATATGTAAGTGTTGCTGTTGTATCAACACTGCATAAAGATGTTATCTTATGGAATCTATATGCGTCAATTTCAGGTACTACATAACATCTCATAAATTCTGCACCTAATTCAGCAACTGTTGTCATTGCTTCTGTTGCATCCACTGCATCTAATTGAAACTTTTTACTTCTATCCTGTCCAAAGGTATGACTTTCCCAAGTGACTGTTGCTGTACCTGTGTCATAACCAGTATCCCTTGTATAGGCTCCTAAACCTTGCAATGACATTTTCCTTAAATATATAGATTGTGCGTTTTGTGCTGAAAATCTATATTGATTCTCTGCTGCTGTCAAATCATTAGTAACAGCCGTTTCTCTGTAAATCCTATCCAACATATCTAGATAGGCTCTTGCATAACTTAATGAATTTGCCATTCTAAATCACTCCTTTATAATTTCTCAAATACCTTTGCCCAATCTGATTCACCAGTAATTGGTGGTTTTTCGGATGGTTTGGTATCAGTATTAGAATTATTTGTCTCAGATTTAAACAAATCACCATATGAATTTTTTAAATTAGTAACTATATCAGTAATACCAATTAGATTATCACCATCAATTTTTATAGTATCTAAACTGATTTTAGGTAATAATAAATCAACATGTTTTGCTCCTTCTTTCGACAAATGTTCTTTAATTTTCGATATTTTTGATATGTTCGCTATTTCCTTATCTTTTAATTCTAAATCAGTACTATACTTATTTTCCAGTTCTATATATTTAGTTTTAAATTCCTCAGAACTTTCTAATAATTTTTTAGTATCATCAATATTTTTTTTATGTATTTCAATTTGTTCCCGTAATGTCTTAACTTCACTATTTACCTCATTAAATCGATTTTTTGGAATATATCCTTCTAATAAATCAAACTCAGTAGGTTTTAAAATAGCAGTAACTTGATTATATAAATCTTCACCTAATTTTGCTTTTATTCTTTCACTCATATTCTATTGTCCTCCTTGGTTAACATTTGGCAGGTTTTGTCCTGAATTATCATTTGGCAGGTTTTGTCCTGAATTGTCATTTTGATTTTCTTTATCTATCAATTTTAATTCTTGTTTAAAATCAGTAACCCATGGATTATTTTTTATCAAAGTTTCTTTTGATAATAATCCATTCAATACTAAATCAGTAGCATTAACACAATCAGTTATCATCTCAGATGCATTAAATAATTGTGTACGATTACATTCTAAATCACTGTTTTCATTATTATTATAATATTTATTTTCACATTCTACAAATTTTTCATAAAATAATTTTAATTGTTTTTCACACCCGTTTGCTTTAGCATCTAATTTACTATATCTAGATTTGATAACTATATTTGTAATATTCCCATCACCTAAATTATCCTCATCGAATCCACGACCTAATTTAAAAATGTTTTCTTTCAATAAATCCAATATTACTTTTCTGGCTTCAACTGGTATTTCAACTTTAATGTAATCAACATCACCATCTTCAGGTAAACCGACCATTTTATATCTTTTTAAATCTTTCATAGTTTGTTCTAATATGCTGGAATCACCACTAAAACCTTTTAATTTCATTAATGCTTCTTGGAATTTATCAATATTATCAATAAATCCTGATGATACTTGATTGTAATAATCTAATAATTCCTGAATACCTTCCATATCTGATTCTTTATTCCGATTATTATATAAAGGTACAAAGGGAATAAATGTGAAATTATAATATTGGGTATCTACAATTTCATCTTGATATATAGTGTCTTGTTTGTAATGTGATAATTCCTGTACTTCACCTAATTTGTCTTCTTTGATTATTGAAATTTCAACACCATTAACGGACCATTGCTCAACTTGTATTGTTTCTTTATCTGTTTCATAATATCGTATGATCCCAATTATATTTTTATTATGAGTATCATACAAAGGTATGATTTCAACATCATGAATTATAATCCAATCTAATTTATTATTTTCAACATAAAAATGTAACCATGATACAACATCTAAAGATGCATTTAGCATCATAGTTTCAAATAATTCAACCAATTGGTTTTTGGTATAATTCTTTGGACTAAATGTTGGAACCTTAGCTAACAAATAATCTATTTTTTGATTGACTAATAATTTAAAATAATTAATATTAATATTGCAACTTTTATTTAAATTAATAGTTATAATATCACCATTCGCATTTGTAGTATTTACAATATTATCTTCTTTGGATTTTGGTTTATAATAATAATATTTATTGGCTATGTATTTATCTTTTTTATTATTCATGTCTTTTTTAATTAATTCGACTATTTTATCATACAATTACTTCACCCCTTTTATAATATTATTAATGTTTCACGTGAAACATTAACCTTTTAATCCACCAAATATTAATTTTTTATTTAAAATGTATTTCTCAAGGCTATATCTGCACGATGCACTTCCATCCGGCTCATCTGGATAATCTTCAATTATATTTCCATTTTTATCTTTCTTTTTTTCATAACATATAAAATCATTTACTATGTTTGGACATCTTTTTTTATCAATAACTATTTTTACCCTGTCAGACAGCCATTTGATACCATGTGCTTTACTGTCATGTCCTTTTTTTGTACCCCTTACATTCAGTCCATACAAATTCATTTCATTAATCGTCCTAGGATCTTCTGAGTCCCCTGTAATTAATCTGTTACCTGCTTTATCCTTAATTTTACTTGCTAAAGTAAAATTATTTGAGCCATATAAATAAATTTCATCTATTATATAAATGATATCATTTTTTATATCAAAATAAGTCTCACAGTAACATGATGCATGTGTATACCCAAAATCAAGTCCTCTATTTATTATATCCATTTTTTTAATTTCTAAATCAGTAATAGTCCTAATTTCAACATTTTGATAAATTTCTAAACCCTCACCGATCACTTCACCTAAATACATGTGATTATATTTTCTAGGATTTAATTTTTTTAGCATCTCAGCTTCCTGGATAAATATTTTACCTAACCATTCTTTAGGAGCAGTCAAATAAGTTGATGCATGTACTAACCTATCATTTCTTATCACTTTACATTCATTATTCACCCAATTATTTTTAGATGGTGGTGGATTGTACATATAAAATACATTTGCTATATCTGTACCTCTTAATATTGATTGCAAAATATCTAATATTTCATCCCACCCATAAAACTCAGTTAATTCCTCAAATACAACATACTTCACCTTACCATTTTTAAATTTTATTGACTTTATTTTTTCATAATCTCTCTGGTTAGCACATCCTCGAAATAATATTTGATTTTCACCACAAGTCATTTTAAGAGGATTAATTGTATAACTCCAAAAAGTTTTTAAATGTAATATATCAATTGCCCACAATAGATTAGTGAAAATACTATCTGATATTGTATCTTTTACTTTCCTTAACATTATACTATGTATTATTTCATTTTTAGACATTGCAATTGTCATAGACCAAATAATATATAAATAAACAAAACTTCCTTTTAAACTCCCACGACCTCCATGTAACCAATAATGCAAATGTTTATTTGATTGTAAATCGTAAAACATTTCATCATAATTACTACCTATATGGTCTAATAGATTAACATTTATATTGCTCATCTATATCAATATCCTTAATTTTTGTCCTTATCGGATTTTCTATGATATTAATTACATCTTTTTCACCTATTCCCCGTTTATTATAATAATCCATCAATATTGTCGTTGCTTTGATTGATAAATTCATCAAATGTTTATCTCTTGGATATGCATAACTATATCTTACTATATTAAATAAATGCTCTTCACACTCTGTTATATCACCTTTAATGCGGTTTACAATCCTATCGTAGTTCAACATCCTATTATTTAATATCTCCAAATCAATCAAATAGTCCATTGCCCTATATTTCAATTTTTTAATTTCTAAATTTGTTAATTTTGAAAACGGTTTATGTTTTTTTAACTGATATAATCCTATCTCATATGCTGCTTTAATAGGATTACCACAAGTTTCATAAATATCGACAAATTTATCAAAATCACCTACCATTTTACTCCACCTCTACTATAAAATGAATACAATTAGGATGGAATAGACCATCTTCTTTTGCAATTTCCAATTCATCCAGTGTTAATATTTCACCTTCATATTTTTTACAAATATCACAAGTACGCGTACTTTGACCGCTTGATATCCTAACTTTATTGTCTTTTAGATTATCTAATATTGCTAATCGTACCATTTCATTATTTGCATGTGTAAAAAGCATATTAGAATAAGTTTCTATATTCCAAACAGCTCCATTTCTCGCTTTAAATCCTGCAATACCTTTATTAGCATAACCATTCAATATTTTTTGTTTTTCGTCAATATTTGTAATATTTTTAAGTTTATTTAATGTGTTATTATAGTCTTTAATTGCTATTTTATACATCTGTGAAATTGAATCATTATAATCCTGGATAAGTTTTTTAGCATTGTCTGATAATACCCCACCACCAGCTTTTTTATAAATTTCTATTAGATGATCCTGAGATTGCATTGATAATAATTTATTATTTAATTTTGATTTAAACTGAAAAGATTTTTCTTGCACTAAGTTTTTTAATGCAAGATCTGTAATCTTTTCATAATATTTAATTATATTTTGTTGCATATCTATCCTTATTTTCTTCGATTATTTGTATCGCATATTCCCTATTGCAATTATTTAATCTTGATAACAATCTTAAAACTCTGCTATATATTATTCTATAGTGCCTAGGTTTTCTAATTTTACATGTATACCTCATCAATCAATCAACTTCCTTAAAAAATTAACTGCAATTTGATTTGATGTTTTATAATCTAAATCGCTATTATCCATGATGCAACATGCTAGATTACTTTGCCATCCATGATATGTGCTTCCAGAACTTTGATCTTTTTTTAATTCATTTCTAATTGCCCTCATAGCACTTACATATTCGATATTGCTTATTTTATCAGTATCATCATTCATAATATAAATTCTCTTTCAGATAACTCAATCAATCTATAAGCTTTTTCAAAGACTTCTTTTGGTGACCAACTAATATGTGGTTTTAAATTATCTCCTATTGGTGGATAAACTACCACATATCCTTCTTCATCATCTTTTATACTGCTTACATATTCAGTGTCTCCATATTTGTCTTTTCTATATTCACCGTAAGTTTTTGGTGTTGCCTGTATTATTTTGCAACCTATATAACTATTCATTCTTAAATTCCTCCTTATTTATAATAAATTAATTAATCCCCAAATATTAAGTCCTCTATCAGCAAGTTTAGTGAATTCAGGTATCCATACACTATTAGCATATGATGATACTTTTACTAATTTTGCAATTGCTTGATCTTTTTCAGAATTACCCTCATAAAATGGATAATTAAAATATGAGTATATCGCTTTTGCTAGTGCTTTAGCTATTTGTTCAACTTTACTTAAATAATCTACTACATCAACAACATTATCATGGAACATGATTTCAATCAATGCAGCGACCGCAACGGTTTCTCTAAGTTCATATAATCCGCTAGAGTAAAGAACTCTATCACTCATTATCCCTCGATCTGGACTTGACGTAATGGGAGCAACATTATTATATAACAAAGTTGATAATCTTTTACCCTCATTTGAATCATTGTAATAATATGACTCTGTTCCCTTACCATTTCCACCAGCATTAGAATGTAATGCGACATGCACATCAGCATGTTTACTATTTGAATCATTAACTGTACCTGCTAAACCCATATTAGCATTATTCCTATATACAATAAAATCCCCTTGTCCTTGTTGTATCCAAAATTTAACACGATCTGCTAGTTGTTGCATTCTCAGTGCTTCTGTACCATAATCAGCAACACCGATATTATCATTTTGAGTACTACCTGATAAATAAACAATTTTACTCATAATTTATTATCCTTTCTTGTTTAATAAATAAACAAACAAAATACTACAAAATTCTACTAATATCCCTGATACTAAAGTTATAGTAATTTTAAGTAACATGCTTTGTATTTTTTGCATATTATCTAAATTTGTTTCAATCCTAGTGATTCTCTCTATTTGTTTACATTCATGTGTTACCATTATTTTTTGTTACCTTCCTAATAATTATTTTGTCATCCTCACATTCAAATGTAACATAGTCACCTTGATTCAAATCCAATTTTTCTATCATTTCTGTTGGAATTGCCGTTAAAAATGAATATTTTATTTTCCTTAATCTTCTTATCTCCATACAAAAAAGTATAGCATACTTTAAATATGCTATACAACATTAAATTTTTAATAGGTTTGTAACTAATTGATCAAATCATTATTTATCATCAAATCTTATAATACCACCTTTTTAAATAAATAACCAATTCCCAAAATACAGATAATAGTACCTGATATTATATAGATAGTTGGTTTATTCTGCCCTGTCTTTGGTAATGTGTCAGGTGATGCGGTTATTGTACTAGTGATTGTTGATACATTATTAGTAGTAATAACTGGTGGTGTTGTCTTAATCACTGGTGGTGTTGTCTTAATCACTGGTGGTGTTGTCTTAATCACTGGTGGTGTTGTCTTAATCAAAAAAGAATCAATATCTATTTTATCTCTATCTTTCCATAATATATTTTTACTTTTTAAATCAATTGTCTTTGTTATCATATTAGTGACTTTATCGTGAAAATGATAATTTAATACATATTCAACATTATTAACAACATATTTTTCAAAATGTCCTCCATTTTTATCTGTATCTCCAGAATGAGCAAATACACTCAAACCCATTACAGTAACCAACATTACAATTATTAAACTTGCTAAAATCTTTTTCATTTTTCATTCTCCCTTATACTTTTTTTTATTTATTTTATTTATATACTCTAGATTAGTCTAATCTAGAGTATATAATATTTTATTTCCCCTTTTTATAATTTATTTCCTGAGTTGCATTAAGATTTGAATTACCATTACAAATATTAACCTGTCCTGTATTATTACTATACATATTCTCATGTTTATTTTCAAAAGGTACTTGTTTAGGTACCTGTTTAATTAATAGTCTTACTTTTTTAATCATTGCCCCTACTTGGAGTAATTCATTTAATGTTTGAAGCACAATGATATCAAACCTGTTCAAATCGATTTCTGTTATTTCTTCATCTTTTTTAATTTTGGTCCAAATTTTACCTCGATATTGATGTAGACAATCAATATTTTCATATACTTCCTCAATTTCTTCAAGTATTACAGCATACCACTCATGTATGCTATTTAACCTACCATGCTTCTGATTTGAGGCATCTAATTCTATATCTATTAATTGATTTAATACATTTGTAATTTTCTCATTCATAACCATTTTGACTCCTTTTCTGGTTTATCAATTTTTTTATCTAATTTTTTATTATCATTTTTATATTTATCAATTGCACTATAATGTTTCTTTTTCTTCTTAAAAGTAATTTTCATTTTAAACCATCCTATCTTAAAGTTCATCTATAAACATTTGGTCAAAACTAACACCAAAGTATTCTAAAATTTCTATGTGATTGATCATCAGAAGGTTGTTTTAAACCTTTTTCAATCTCTCTGAATCTATTAATAGGACATTCTATAACATTTGCTAAATCCGCCTGTTTTACATTTCTCCATATGCGATATTTTGAAATATTATTATGAACTACTTTTTTATTTTTTGGCATAATTATTTGTCCTCCTTGCTTTTAATCTCCTTTGCCTTTGATTTAAAGCACTATTCATTTTAATTCCTATATTTAACCACCATTGTCTAAACCACATTATAATTTCCTTCTTTCAATTTTAAATGTGTTAAAGGGGTATTTAAACCCCAAATAACACTATTATTTCTTACCATAGCATCCTTCACAACAAAATATCTGTCTGTTTTTATTATCAGGATCTTGAATACTATAAGCATGCATATCACATACTAGATTAGTACATCTTTCCAATTCACATATTGTTGTTGCATCTTCTGTACATCCTTTAATAACACATTTAGCCATTAGTTACACCCCATTTCTTTTTTTTCTTCTTTTGTAGTATCACTACTACAAAAATATGTAATGACTTCTTTTTTAATCAACTTACCTTCTGTCTTAACTTGCATGGCGTGATATTTACAATTTTCACATTTAGACATTTTCTTTCCTCCATTTTTTATATATTTCAAATGCAATCATATAAGCATTTATTAAACAATTTGTATGTGTCATTTCAGTAATACTTGATATTACTCCAAATCTAGTTGTTATAGTTATCACTAACAATTTTCCATTTAGCCATTCCTTGAAAATCAAATTTCCTTTAAAATTTTCTTGGAATTCATCAATAAATAATTTGTATAATAAATCATTAGATATTGGTATTTCTTGTTCTAGTTGTCCATTTAGCCTTTTAAAATCATTTTCAAACCTGAAATACCAGTCTGATTTTGTCGCTAATTCTTTGGCTTTTCTTAAACATTCTATACGTTCATGATAATTATCATTATATTTTTTATCTGCTTTCAAAATTAAAGTTTTAATTAAATTATAAATCCTATCTTTAACCATATGTGTTACTTCTCCTTTCTTAGCTTCCTTAGTGCTTAGTAACTAAGGAAGCTAAGAATTTAATCTTTAGAATGGTAGATCCTCTTCTTTTTCATCTAGTATTTCTTCGTAATCAAAATCATCAATGGAAGCACCTTGACTTTGAATCTCTAAATCTGATTTCTCTAAGACTTGAACTGCTTGAAGATAACAAGTAATACCCTTGCCATCATTGTCATAAGCACCAAGTAAAAAGGACACTCTACCATAATTACCTGATATATCTTGATCTTCACCTGTCCAAGGTTGTTTTTTACCATTTACAACTTTGATATCAAATTGCGTGGATGCTTTGATAAAATAATGACCTTTATACAAATCACCATTTTTACCTTCCTGACTTTTTATTTCTGCATATTCATCACCATCCACTAATGGATTATGATCTCTTTTGGTTAATTTGTTTTCCTTCCAGATATGTGTTAATACTTCTTTTAATTTTGTAGCTTCTGGACTTTCTTTTTTAAACATCATAGTAACACTATATTTTAGATTACCTTTCCATTCTTTTTTTTCTTTCAAGACTGGATATAACAAGTACACCTTACCTGTTACATATTTTACTTTTTCAGATTTCATAATTTCAGTTCCTCCAATAAATTCAGTGTTAAAAAGTAAATGATTTACTTTTTACATTCTCATTGTATAACATGATAACATAGTTGTCAATACTTTTTATTTATTATTTTTATTTTATTTTGTATACTTTATAATTTCCAGTAAACTAAACATATGTCTAGTTCGGTTCGGTCTTATCTTTCAAACCAGTGATAGTGTATGATAGATGCCATTTTTACACTTTTGGGGACTGGGATACAATAAATTGTCGGTCCCTCAGTGATAATGTGCTATAGAAGTGTTCGGGGACCGGAGACTTTGGCACTTCCCAATTACTTATATATACGATTTTATAAGATACATTTGTATACCTCTATAAAATTCTTCTACATATAGTTATAAATATATATAGTCCCCTGGTCCCAAGTAGTTATATCAAGGGTTTCACCCAGTCCCTTACTCCAGTCCTTACCCAGTCTTAATCTAGTCCCAAATAATAATAAAAGACTAACACATTTAATCTATAGAATAAACTCCCATAACCACTTGTAAAAAAATGGTATACAATAAATGTATACCATTTTTTTACTTTTAATACAATTGGAAATTAAATTGATATTTTAACATATGGAAATTTACTCTTTAAATTATCATAATCAAGCATCATATAACATCCAACTAAACAATGAGGTCGATCTTTTTTATTATTAAGCCATGGTCTTTTTGTTTCTAATTTATATTCCTTTTTAAGTATTTCAATAAATTTATTTTCTGGCAATTTACCACCACCATGATTCCAATATTCGTTATAGTAGTTGTATAAATCTCTAGTACTACACATATAGTCTGAATCTTTAATGACACAATCTTCAAAGAAAGAAATTGCTGAATTATTTCCCCTTCTCCAATTATCAATATGTGATACTTCATCATCTTTAAAGAAACTACCTTTCATATTATTCACCTTCCTTTGAATAACCATTTCATAACCTTCACACAGATAATTAAACATACTTGACATTACATCAACATTATTTAATAACCTCTCACCTAAAAATTCATCCATTATTTTATTATCTCCAAACTCATTTTTAAAGTTAACAAACACCCACCTTTTATAAAAACCTCCATCATCATCAGCTTTTAAAATAGGTCTTTTATTAGCTTGTATAATTGGGATAGCTTTAAGTGGTATGGTTATACTCGGTTTATTTTTTTGCTGAACTTGTTCATCGGCACCCCCAATAAGTTTATTCAAAAATCCAATTTCTTTTTCACTGATATACTTTTTTTTATAATCATCTTCAACATATAATACTTTATCTTTTAGTTCATATTTATAGAAATTAGAATCAAAAAAGTTGTCAAGTGTCATTGTTAAAGTCCTGTTTTTACCTAATGTACTAGTAATTAATTTAACTAAAGTACCTTTACCATTTCTACCTTTATCAGTACCTTCAAAAATAAATCCTTTTTGAAGTTTAGTACCGTCATAATGAATGTGTCCTAACATAGTTTTAATGATTCTGATTGGATCACTCTCAGTAATTACAGCTTTTAAAAACTTATCTAACACATCTGATTTCGCATCTGGATTATAAGTAATCTCTGAACAATAATTAAAATAATAATCTTTAGAATGCATATATAATTGTTTTAACTTAAAATCATATACACCATTTTTCAAGTTAAACAAATTTGAACTTTCAAACTCAACACATTTGAAACCTTCATACGCTCTAATGATAACTTTTTTTAAATCCCTAACTTGACTACATGTTAATGATTTATTATCATCATTAAAAAAGTTTTTATAAATCAGTGTTTCAATATCTGATACTCTTTCATTATCAATCATTTCTATATAATGTTTTAATTTCTCATCATATTTAAATAATAATCCTGTAGATTTATGTCTAATGATAGTTGGAAAACTTTTCTCTATTATTTTAGTAATATAGTCTAAATTTAGACTATATACTAAGTTTTTCTTTTCTTTAGAAGCATCCCAAATCTTCTTTAGTTCTTTGGTCCATTTTGCAAACATCTCTTGATGCTTATCATCTGTACAATCGGTACCTGAAAATGTAGTAATATTAAAAGTAAATGTACCTATACACATTTTAGGAACAGTCTTTTGGCATAATGGACAATTGAAGATTATATGATTTTTAGCAAATATCGGTTTTATACCAGTAACATTTTGTTTTTTTAAATACTCCATTACTATATTAAATTTAACATTTTTTATTTTTTCATTGTTGCTATTTTTTTCATTCTTAGTATTCAAAACATTGCCAAATTGATCACAATCTGTTATAGTGACAATTGAAAAGTATTTGAATAGTTGTTCAATTTTATCAATTTTATCAATTGATTCAACTATTACATAATCCATTTCAATGTCATGTAGGACTATCTTGACACCTTGACTTTCAAGGTGTTTTACTTCGTCCAAAATGATTTGTTTGTAATTACTAGCATCTAAACCTTGACCTAAACCGTCCAAATCATCAAAAGTAATTTTCAAGTATTCCATGTAATCACTCAGCTTTCTATTTAATAGTATAGATATGCTTTCCTTCTTCTATTGCTTTTGCTATATTTTCTAATTCCTTTTCAGCTTCTTCTTTGGTTTCATATTCTTTGATATTATATCCGTCTCTTTGTGCATCATTTACTTTAGCATCCAAATACCAAAATTTAATCTTAGTTGCAAAACTTTCATCGGTAATAACATCAATAGTTACATACTCTATATCAATACTAATGAATTTTTTAATTGATGATATACCATGCTTATATTTAATATACATATTATTTATTCTCCTTTTCTTGATCTTCTTTAATAGCTTGGATAATTATTTTATCACCTTGCATATCTATTTGAACATCTCCTGTAATACCTGATAATTCTAACATTGATTTGGTTATAAGTAGATACCAACTACTTCCCACTTTAGTTAATGATTTTTTTAACATTTAAATTTCCTCCTTGACTATTTTATATTATTATTATATTATATAATTAAATATAAAGTCAAGGAGGAAAAATAAATGAAATGTATAGATTGTAAAACAGATATGAAAGTTACAAGGGATTATGTGGATTCATTAACAGGAAGACCTATGTCTGTATGGGTTTGTCCTAATTGTAGAAAAATAGAACTTAAGGAGGCTAAATAAATGATTAAAATAAATAATAAATGGCAGCCAATAAAAAATACAATTAGATTACGTGTTGAAAAAGAAATTACAACATTTACAGATAAAACCAAATATAATGCAAATTGCTATGAAGCCGATTACACAGAAGATATAATGTTAATTCAAAAGC